GAGGGTTCAATTTCTGCGGCTGTACGAAGCAATGAAACCAATGTGATTCCGTCCTCAACCTTTGTACGGTTAAACAGCGCCGAATTAGCCACATGCTTTTGCTTTAAACCATCAACTGCAACCGCATTGAATAATACAGCATCTTTGGCAATATTCTCACCAAAAGCAGCCTTGATAGTCAATACATCGTAGTTGGCATTAGACTTATCAATTGCCGTTACTTCTGCACCTTTCTTGCCGTTTCCGACAAACATACCCACATAAGCCAAAGAGTTCTTAGCTACTTTAATAGACAAAGCCTCTCCACCAGTGGTATAGGCTTCCGCAACTCTCACATTGATTACCGCATAAGCGAACTTGTTTTTCAAGTCCGCACAAATCGGTGTAAATCCGGGAAGAAAACTTCCCACTACCAGGTTCTGCGTATCAAGTTTGAACGGACCACGTCTACGAATGCCGGTCTGGACATCGTAGCGTTCCTCTTGCTCAACGGGCGGAACCAAGTCATACTTAAATCCTGCTGACATAATTAATTCTTGTTTTGTTCAACAATAGTTTTCGTCCCCTCATCAATCATCTTAGCGATAGATTCAGATTCTTTCTCAATCTTCGCTTCCGCTGATTCGGGAGGGGTTACGCCTTTGAAGCCGTCATTTGCGAACTCCTGCTTCAAATCCTTGAAGTATGCGTCCAAGTCCTCATCGTCCTTGATGGCGCATCGTTTGGCGTAGTTTTCGGGAATACCATACTCCTTTGCCTTTGCCAAAATCTGCTGGCTACGTGTTGCTTGAGCCTTCTCCGTTTCAAACTGTGTTAGCTTATCAGAAAGGCTCTTGTTGGAATCAATTAAAGCTTGCGCCCATGCAGGCACATCGTCTTTATTCTCTTCCGTTTTAGTGGTTGTGGTAGTCTCGATTGGCTTACCGTCTTTAAGGTTATGTTTCTTCTCGTAGTTGGAAACTGCGGTCTTGGAAGCATCCCCGGCACGGAAATCGCCATAGGAATTTAACACGTCCGAAAAACTGATACCCTCAACGATGGAGTTTACCTTTGTCTCGTCCGTCACACCCTCTGCCTTTTTGGTGGCAATTCGGGTTAAGATAGCAGTGTCCACCCCTGTGAATTTCTGTTGTAGTCCTGCCAAAATTTGCTCTAAGATTGTCATACCGTATGAATTTGATTTATAAATTACTACGGTAAAATTCGATCTTAATAAAGAGAATGAGAAATAATCAGATAGGTAATATACGACAATAAATCAATTGTCATAAATATGGTAAAAAAGGCGTGACCATTGCCACGCCCTGAATCTTTTATACTTCCTAATGGAAGCAGGCCCCATAATATTATTTTTTTAAAGCAATCAATTTAATCATTAAATTATAGCCATATTCAGATAATTTCCACTTTGTTTCCGTTTGTAATCTATTTTTAACCGGATGCAAAATACCTAAAGCTAACATCTGTATTTTTATCTTCTTAAAATCACTGTTTGAGATTTCTGCAGATAATTCTTCTATAGGCACATTAGAATACTTCAAAGAGGAGACATGTTGTAAAAAAGAACATAAAATGTTATCTATTTCTGAGTCGCCAACAGGATCTATCATTTCAGGAAGGATATATTCGAAAAGCTCATTCCAAGTCATTTTATATGTTTCAGGAACATCATCGCCATCATCATTTGGGCCATATAGTGTATAAGAAATTGTATAATAATCCTCTCCTTGCTGAAAATTTCCACAAGGAGATGCCGAAGCTGTTTTTAATTTCTCTATTTCATCCTTCAGTTTATCATTTTCTAATTTTAAATCTAAAATCTTTTTATTAGCTTCAGAAGAGGATGCCTGAGTTGCTTTTATCCAGCCAATACGAGGTTTAGCTTTAATCAATTTCACTAAACTTCTGCTTACTTTCGATCCTAAATCTTCTGGGGACGTCCAAAATTGACACATTTTTTTCTCAACTAATTCAATAAAATTCTTCAATTTGTTTTTCCCCTCATCTGTGGCTTCTGTATTTGATGCAGGAATGTTACCGGGTTCTTTGTGCACAAATGAAATTACAGGTATCCCCTCTTCAATAGCAAATTCATATTCCATTTGCGTATAACTTTTCCCTGTTTTTCTATCTATAGATCCATACCTACCTGCCACTATTAAAACATAATAGTCACAATCACTAATAAGCCCTTTTATTAGAGTCCATTGGTCGTCATCAGCTGCTGGAAACAATTCCATTCCAACAGGTATGCAATCAAGTTCTAAAAGAGCCTGCATTACCTCTTGTCGTTCTTTTTGCAAATCTTGATAAGTTGAACTAACAAACACTTGATATTTCTTTTCCATAGTAGTTTATTCTTTGAATTTATACTCCTAACACAATATTAGCATCAATATTCAGCTTCCGACTTATCTCACGAGCAACTTTCAAGGTTGGCTCACATTTACCTGAAAGGTATTCGCTAATCCGGGAAGGACTTACATTCAACAATTCTGACAGTTTTGTTTGGGTAAGCCCCATTTCATACATACGAAGCTTAATAACATCCACCAAAGAAGGAGTTTCTATAGGGAAATGCTCCTCTTCATAGTCTGCGACCAAATCGGAAATCAAGTCCAGTTCGAGGAAATTTTTATCATCGGTTGGAGTATCATTACTAACCACCTTAAGCAGTTCTTCAATTCTTGAACAAGCAGCCTTGTACTGTTTTTCTGTTTTTATCTTTGCCATACCAAACAAATTTAAGCATTTGAACAATCTTTGTTATCATACTCTTTATGAGTGCCTATCCAACGAATAAACACTTTTTTAGCAGCAAACAAAATCATAGCAACCAGCCTATAATCATTGCCTTTGATGTTAAAGACAAATCTATCATTACCTACATAGTCAACACTATTGAATGTTTGCTTTATATCAGCCAAACACGACCAATCTGCCTTTTCTGTCTTTTTATACCAATCACGCAAAGGCACATCAGCATCAGCATGCTTTTTGACGTAATTTCTTATGGCTGCAAATGATATTATTCTCATAACGCATTAATTTGACACAAAGATATTATTTGTTTTCTGGAAAACAAAATATTTTTCCATTATTTAGAAAATAAACTAGCGGTAACTCATACGAATCACCGCCAACTATCCTGTTTTTCTTATCACAAAATTATAAACCCCGCAATTTTTTTTGCTAAGAAGCGTTTTTCTATCCCTGATTTCCGATTTGCCCATTCCTGGCTGCTTGTTCTTCTTTTATCTCAGCGAGTTCTTCTTCAATGCGGTCAGAGTTACCAGCAAACATTATCCCGTGTTTCTGAGACCATATGCCACCGGAAACAGCTTTCACAGCTACACTTACTTTATCATCAAGGCTATCAAGGCGATATGGGATAATTTCTGTAATAATGTCTATCGTTTCAGATGCTCTGTTAAATTCGGATGGGTTAATTGCACCTAAAGCAGACACCAAAAAATTCACTCTACGCTGCAAGAACTCACCTATCACCTCGGCATGATTTTGAACTTGCAAATGTGTCGAAAGAAACACGTAATCGAAAGCCACTCCCGATAAAGCGTTACCAGCACCATTTAGTTTCTCAAAGCTAATTTGCGGAGTATTGGTCATAGAATACGCTTTTTCAAAGAGTGTTTCAACCTCAAATTTGACGGTGTCATTTGCCTGATTCCACGTCAGATATTGAGCATCCGCACCTTCACCCGTAAGTTTAACCATTCTGTCCTTCACCTTACCCATGAAACCCTCTACATCTCCAATTAGCTTCAACAAGGGGAAGAAATGGTAGTCTATGCAATCGGCGTAGTTAGAAAGGAGTTTCTCCAGCCGTACACGGAAAGGCTTTATCTTCTCACAATACGCTTCGGGGCGGTAAGCATAGAGAATCGGAAGTTTCCCGAACCCATGAGCGAAAGACGGTCTTTCCTCCAGCTTAGACAGATCCCATTGATAGACCATTCTGTCTGTGATAGTCATAAAGCAGGTAATTTCCGAGTCATCCATGAGTTTTTTCTTGTACTCACGAGAGAAAGCAACCAAATCACCTTCATCATTGAAGAACGGATAAAGTTTATCACCTCTGAATGGTGACCACAATACACTTTTCAACTTCTTGGTAGGCTTAACCTTGCCCCCGAAAGTAGTCTTTACTTTCTTCCAGAACTTCGCCCAGAACGAATCATCATCAGTGACATACCAATACTCGGCAACTTCCTGTTCGGATAACCAGGCACGGACTATCTTCTTGTTCTGATACTTGATTTTGTTGGACTTGAATACAGCCTTTACCGCATCCAGCAGCTTCTTTTCATCATCATCAGTCGGAGTGCAATCCATAGACGGTTCTGTGCCGACCGTAAAAGCTGTTTGAATGTTGACAATATCTTGCTCCAAAGGGATAGAAATACGGTTTACCGGTTCAGTCTTATATTGTGCTTCGATTTCATAGGTCTTACCAGTCTTTTCATCAAAAACTTTTTCCGCTTCCTTTTCAAGAACTTTTCTATCCGGGTACTTCTCTTTGTCAACCATGATTTCATGGCGTTCGGGATTCCAGTCGTCCCAAAGTTTACAACGGTCTGGAAGTTCGGTTTTTCTACCTTTCTTCAGGTAGTTTATCTTCTGCCCGATGTCAGGCAATGCTAATATTTCTTCGAGTGTTAATGGCATAATCTATAATTTTAGTGAGTAAATATTCCTGTTAAATCTTTCGGCTTCTGAATCTTGCCAAGTAGTTCACCCAGTACATAATAGCGAGCAGCGTCTATTCCGTGATTGTCGTGGTCTTCCGGCTCGTTGATATAGTTCCCGTCCTTATCTTTTGCCCAAACATAATTTCTGTACTCCCTTTGAAGGTTATAAGAACGCTTGGTAATGTAAATTTCCATACCCTGCACCTTGTCTATACCGGCATTGACAGAACCTTGTCCCTTTTCTACCGGGTAAATCTTAATACCTCCGTTGTGGATTTCCTGAATAAGTCGTGGGTCGGCACTATCGGCTATCACTTTCAAACCCCAAGGACGCAAGGTTTTTATAATATCTCCAGAAAGTAATCCAGTTCTATAATCCACTTCATCCAAATATAGCGCATTGTCTATGATTCCACATCGGATAACTGCTGTAGGGTCATTGGTATAACCAAAATCCAATCCGATAGCCACTTTCTTACACCACATCGGGAACTCATCCACAATACCCCACTTTTTAAACACCGCACCTTCGGCTACATCAGCCCAGCGCCCAATAACCACATGAGCATATTTCTCCGGATTCTTCTCTTTCATTTCTTCAACCTCTCTCAAGAACTCAGGAGAAAGGTTCTCGATATTATCGAAGTAGGTTGTATGAATATGAAGGACATTCGGATGGGTGGAAACCTGTACCTGCACTCCGTCGATCTCTACCAGCCTATGAGTATTTTCGATGTATTTTTTATAGATGAAGTGATTGGAATCACAGGGATTCATAATGATTATAATCCGGTTTTGGATTCCCTTCTTACGGATGGAGAGCATAATTTTGTCGAACTCTTCCTCACTGGTCCACTCTTCCGCTTCATCACAGACAAAGGTTGTAATGCCCTGAATGGATTTTAATTTGGCTGTCTGATTCCCGGAGGAAGTCTTGATACCTCGGAACATGATGCGACTGCCTGTCATGCGGTTTACAATGTCCGTCTTTGTGGTCTTGAAATATTTGGTAGTTCCGTCCAAGTCTATCTTCTCCATCATTTCGGGGATGATAGACATGCCGGCAGAAACCATAGTGTAACGGGTGTAGAGAATCTGATGAACTATCTTCTCTACGGGAGTCATTTCAAAAGTCAACCGTTCAATGAAGGTAGAAGCATTGAAAGACTTTCCCGAACCACGACCTCCGGTGATAAGAATTATAAACTTTTCCTTATCCTCGTATAATGGATGGTAAATTTCTTGAGGTACTATCATTTCAATTTGTCTTTAATCCATGAATCAATAGAAATACCGTGGTCAATATCTGTTGGAATATCGGCATCTTCTGATTCTTCCCCAAAACCTTCGCTCTTTCCTAATGTAGAAAGCAAATAACGAATCATATAGCCGTCTGGACGTTCGCGCCAGCCCACAAAATTTCCACTCTCATCCTTTTCAGGAATACCCAATGCAAGAACACGGGCAGAAACCAAACATTCATCAACCAAAGCTCCACGCTCATCTGATATGGCATCTTTAAACTCAACATCCTCTTTCGCCCATTGGTATATTGTTTTCCGAGCTACTTTAAACGTAGCCGCAACCTTGGTTAGATTTCCACCAGATTTGCGGAGAATCTTCCTAAAATCATCTATATTAGGTTTCTTTGACATATCCTTACGTACGGGCGCGCGTATTTGTTACTTTCGTCACTTAATCAATTTCAACACTTCCTCTCCTTTGACAAACTTATCATCTGTGCTAATGCCAAGTAAGTCACAAAAGTTATCTTTAGCTTCATAGGAAGAAAAAGATAATGTTATAAAAGCTTCTTCATTCTGTTGTCTTTCTATTGCGGATTCTTTTACCTGCTGTTTGATGAATTTCATGTGTTCTTTTTTAGCTTCGTACGTCTTTTCATCCATTACAGGATTTTCTATTTCATCGAACGATGATACAGGAGATAATAGATCATCTAAAGAATCTGAGAAAGAAGGAATAGCTGTATTTATAGAAAGAATATCGTTGAGCTCCCCAATATCCAATCCCACATCCGTATAATCTATATCAGAGATATAACCAGCTATAAGGTCTATATCCGGTTTCGTGTTCCCTACTGCCATATATGTAAGCTGTTCCTTCTCAGTTTTATCATCTAAATTCACAACCTCTACCTTTACGTCATAATCAGTGCTTGGAGTACCATCGTATTTATAATGCAAATCCATTGCTTTTATCCTGCGATACCCGTCTATAAGATTTCCCGATTTCTCATTCCATACGATACCGCCGAGGAAACCCACTTTTTGCAAGTTCTTCTTTTGCAGTTTTACCCTCTCATCAGAATGCCTTTTAGGATTAATCGGATTCAGATTTATTTTGGAGCGCTTTATAATTCTTGTCTCACTTTGCTTTAGTTCTTTCATAATCGTATTCAAATAGTTTTCGTTCCACCAAAGGGTATTCATTTATAACTTTCTGCAAATCACCCGGAAATCTATTACGAAGAAAAAGAAGGTAGTTAATATCCGTTATGTCCGTTCCGGATGATTGATGCTTGGAATCGTATGATTCCGGTTTGATTAAACCAGCCCTGCTAATATAATCCATGACGTCTTTATTTTTGTATTCAGACAATGGATAACACTTCTTTTGCGCTTCATTAATTCCGTTCATGTCGTATGTACGTAGCATCAAACGCCTGTTCATTGAATCGGATTGCTTAAAGCCGAAGAAAGCCCACTCAATATTGTATTTCTCCCTTACTATATCTGTAAGCTGAGCCATGCTGTAAAGTTTCTGTTTCTCATTTTTCTCGCATCCCATATACCCAATGCGTCTATAGGAATAAACTGCAAAATGAGGAATCTGCACATACTTAACATTTGGATATTTATTACAAGCATAGTTTATATAACGGTTAATATGAGATAAGTCTTTAACAACGTACATATAAACGCATACAATTTCTTTAAAGTATGGTGAAATAAGGTCTAAAAGGGCTATACTGTCTTTACCCGATGCCGAGTGAAACAATATAACCCTGTCAGTCCTTTCGGCGATAGTTTTTATTATATCTATTGCCTTTTTCATCATCAAGCAATCCTACCACCTACCTTACGATTAATTCTCGCTCTTTGGGCTGCATTTCTACCCATAGATTGAAAACGACCAGCTTCATAGTCTTTTCGAGTGCGATATTTATTACCGCTCGCATCAGTTGCGTAAGTTTCTCCCATAATCTTAAATTTTAAATTAAACAATCTTTTTACCAATAAGTAAAGCCACCGAAGTGGCTTATATTATTTCAATCCATCATGATGAATAATCTCACAGATATGTAAATAATAGAACAATGGCACTTCTTCGGGCGGATTTTTCTTGAAATCTTCTAGCTGTTCATCGAAATCATGAAAATCAAATTCATCGTGCATGAACTTTATTCCTTCTTCTGTTATTTCGCCTATACCAATTTCATCAATGGCGACATCAAGTGTCCATGGTGCACCAGTACTATAAAAATGAATAGCTTCTATATCAGTCCTTAAAATAGGTTGACATTCTTGCTCGCGTCCAGCTTTTCTAAATTTCTCGTTTTCGTCAACTTGCGCAAAGTCCGTGAACATCTTCTCATATTTGGCGCTAAGCATACGTGTTTCTATGCTCTTTTTACCATTCAAAATATCTAAAGCGTTTTCTTTTGTCATTATGAGCGAATACGCTTCTATCTCTTGACCATTATAATTAATCTTCATATCACTATATCGTTATAAAATTTATACATAAAAGATAGTACCCCAAAGGTACTACCACAACCAAAGATAACGAAATATCTTCAATCGTTATACACGACAATTGGCTTATTGTCGTGAACTAAGCCATTTATC